ATATTAAGTTCTGCAGCTGTAGAAGTAACACCATCTAGAATATTTAGTTCAGCTGCTGTCGCACTAATTGCTGTGCCATTAAAATTTATAGCATCTAAATAGGCTGTACCATCAATGTATATGTCTCGCCACTCTTGAGTAGAAGAACCTAAGTCATAAGCACTGTCTGTGTTTGGTATAATACTACTGTTTACATCTGCTCCAAAAACAACATTATCAGTTGCAGCATCTCCAAGAGTTAATGTACCACCATTTAAAGTCGTAGTTCCTGTGACTGTAAGATTGCCACCTATGCCTACATTACCTGTCGTTGTAATACTATCTATGTAAGCATCTTTAAAATATTTACTACTTGTTCCTAAATCTAAATCGCTATCAGCATGAGGTACTAATGCACCATCTTGTAAAACCATTTGTTTTGCTGCTGCACTAGAAACTTCAACATAAAACTCCCAAGTATTACCAGTAGTAAGAATTTTATTTAGAAAATCTTGATCACCAATAGTATGTATATTACCGCCTTCTCCTGCTGACCCATCATGTCTATGACCAGTTGTACCGCTACTTGCATATGAAAAAGCAGTTAGTAATTGATTATATTCATTGTTAAATAACGCAGCAGTAACTGTATCGCCATCTGAAAAACTGCTTTGTCTAGTATAACTTGTAGCCATTATTATCTCCTACCAGAAGGTCTATAGTCTATATAGAATCCATTTATTGAGTATGGCGCGTTTGTATCTTCACTAAATAATTTTAAAGCTACGTTATGTCCACTTCCTTGTACAGCTTGTCTAACCATTGGATCAGTTGATCCTCCAAATATTCCTGTACCAAATATTGCTGTGCCAAAAACTGTTGGTAATGGCACATTGTCTAAAGGATATGCTGAAGGTTGAGGTTTAGTATTATCATCAAAATCATAAGAAACTTTTAAGTTAGGCTGTATTGAACCTTCAGGTGTTAAAGACATTTTTACATAATGCATTGTCTTTAATGTTCCTGCATCACCAAAATCTAAATTAGGTGTTTTGTATCTAGCTTTAATACTTGTTTGAGTTCCTGCAGGATTAAAATCATTTCCTGTATTATGATTATAAACATAACCATCTTTATCGCCATGATATATTTTTTCTACACTATCACTATTAAGACCTGATGTAAAACCGTGTGCTTGTATTCCTTCTGTTTCTGACCATTCAAAACCCTGTGGTGTTATAGTACCTATGATTCCTTTAGAAGCAGAAGTATTTGCTACAGAAGAACTATAAAATAATCTATATTGAGACTTACTTCTTAGTACTGCGCTAGTTATTATAAAACTATTTATAGAACTTGCAATATCAGATATTAAAGATTGAATTTGTCTAGAAACAGAACTTAACTCTACGTCACCAATACGCGCTGTACCTGCAACCAAACGTAAACCGTCTGGGCTTAGAAATAAAAGATCGCCTCCTATTTCTTGAATGCTATGTCCATCTAAACATCCTACGTTTTTAGTTATAGGTACAACAGCAATAGAAGCTGCATCATTAATATTTACTAATTTATAAATACTATTTTTACAAAATATAATCAAGTCACCACGGAAACTTTTTAATCCGACTACTTGATCATCTAATAAAATACTTCCTGCACCACTACCTGAAAAACTATTTATATCACTTGTGCTACTATAATATATTGTATTAAGAGCAGTGCTTGCTCCTGCGACTACTAAGTGTTTATCATGTATTGTACAGAACTTTGGATATACTGAACCATCTACAGTAACTTCTTCATAAAAAAAAGTTCTATTAGTTAATGCTCCTGTTCCTGTCATTTTAAATATTGCAGGTTTGCAACCAGAACCTTTATCAGTAATAGCTACTTCACCATATAAACTATTACCTTCAAATAAAGAAAAAGTAACTTGACCTTGTGTTGTTCTAACTAATGTACTACGACCTGTAAATGTAGTGTGGTTATCTCCTGCACTATCTACACTGGCTTTATTTATTTGTAGCCAAGTAGAGCCGTCTAAACTAAAATAAAGATTAGTTCCTGTTGCTGCTATTACTCCATCTGCATATACAAAAAGACCTAATATACCATTAGAGCTATTAGGATTAGTATCACCAAACTGAGTATAGCCATTTATTCTTCTATAGCCACCGTCAGGGTCAACTTCAAAATTTAAAAGTTCAGTAGCAAAACCCGGCTGCTGAAGCATTTGAAATTGATTTAAATTAGTATTTAATCCACCTTGACAAGATAATCCAAATGCTTGCATAGTTAATCAAACCTTACTCTATCATCAGACATGTATATAGGAGCAGTACCTATTAAATTTTCTCTCATGCTTCTTAACCCTTTTTTAAAATCTTCCAAAGCAAAAGCTGCCATTTGAGGGTTATCTTTAAATTGATGTGTATAGTATCTAGCTTTAGATAATATTACTGTTTTATATACATCAGGAAAAACTATAGTATCGTCATGTGCATCTAGTTCTGTTGGTAAATCATAAGCAAAAAACCAGACTTTATAAACTTGATCAGGTATTGGGCTTAACCCAAACTTTCTTGCATCAGGGCTTCTAATAACAAAGCGAGGCTCACCACCTACTGCCTGATCAGCATCATCTGCATTTTCAGATGTACGCCTAAAATCTTTCCATTGTTCTATTGTAATAAATCTTAAATTCTTAGAAACATAAGGAGCTACTTCACCACTTACTCCTACTGTTGTTAAATAAAAATTATCCCAATCAATAGACCCATAATCATCTTTAACAGATGAACTAGCAGCTTTTAATTCGTACCATCTAGTTCCTGCTGTAGTATCTACAGAAACATTACCATACATAGGATCAGTAGCTCCACTTTCACCTGTAGCTAAAAAAGGCCATTGAGGTTCTTCATTAGCTATATCTAAGTATGCTCTGTTGATACAATCTTTAGCATGTTGTTGTATTCCTACAGCATTAGAAAAAGTTGCTGAAGTTAAGACTACTTCATTCAACTCTCTTAATAATTCATTTGATAATTGTAAAAATGTAGTAGCCATAATTATTTCACAAGTTGTTTGCTGTTTACTTTAGTATTAGTTTTTTTAAAAATACGATCATAGTTATCGTTATATTTTTTTTTATTTTCATTCTTTAAATAAACACCACCAACTTTTACTTTTCCTTTCGGATTAAATCTAACAGGAGTTTGTTCAGTTCCTATTTGTGGCATACTTTAACTCCTTTAAAAAATTAAAGGGGGCATATTTCAGCCCCCAATAATATTAGTCGATACCGTAGAATGCAGATACCAATGCTTCGCCACGTAGTACTTTAGATCCATAAACATGGAGTCCACGCACTATATCGCCAAAGCTATCAGGATCACGAATTACTTCAGTATTTGTGATGGTCTGTGCTGTTGCAACTGCTGACATATGACCTGCAATACACTTACCTGCTGCGTTTGTAGTAGCAGCAATATTGTTAGTCTTATACATATCAAAGCCACGTAACTTACCAGATGATACTAGTCCATTACGGATTGAGCCTTGACCTGCATTGTAGTCAACAGACAATAGTTTAGAAGAACTTTGAACAAGTACTTCATAAAACTCTGGATTTGCTAAGAACCAACGACCTTCTTCAGGAACATTTTGCTCGTCAAGTAGACGCGCCATGTGTGAAAGAACATCAATTGGGTCATGCTCACCAGAAGCAAAACCTATGTCAAGATTACCAGTACCATCAAAAGTTCCTGCTGCAAGATCAGTTGCACTATCAGAACCTAAGATGTGATTAGGTGAAGCTGCAGATACTCCTGCAAACATTGACGCAATAACACCCTCATCGAAGGCATCCTTTAGCGAGTAAGCTGCTGAAGATGCAGCAACGTCACGGAAATTAACGTGAGACATATTGGTTTCAATATCGTCTACGATAAATTTAAATGCGTTAGCTGTATCTACGACCAAAGTTAGTTCTTGGTCAGTGAGCTTAGTTGCAGTTACGTCTGCACCCCTTTCATACTGATACACAGTAATTTCAGGTTCTTTGATAATCTTTACAGAATCACCAAAAGCTGCAATCTCACCTGCGTAATCTGTATTAGTAATTGCTTCTGCAACAGATGACTTCCTAAAGAAATTTAGGACGGTCTTAGAATAGACCGAAGGTAAGAAAAACGAATTGGTTTGACCTGATACAGAGTTACCAAAGTTACCATTGGTGTCTGTGCTTTGTTCAAAAAATTGATCAGATTGGTTATAAGCCATTGTAATATCCTCTTAAAAACTTATTTAGCTATTCTGCCTTCTGATAAAGCCAATTTAATTTCATCTTCATAGCGATCAAATTGATCAATAGACATACTAGCAATTTCTTTTTCTGTCCAAATCTTAGGAGCTTTGGAATCTACTGCTGTGGTTTTTGTTGATACCATATCAGCAGCAGACCTTTGCTCTTTAGCTTTAGACTGCCTCTTTTGTGGTGGCTGAACTATTCCCTTTTCCATTTTGTAAAGGTCTATAGCGCGACTAGCTAGAGTTCCATCACTGTTGTTAGCATAGATCCATTGTTGTATTGCTTCTGGTTGTTCTTTAGCCCATTCGTGAAATGCATCATCACCACGTATATCCTCAAAGTCAGGATGCCTCTCTCTTAACATTGTCTCAGCTTCACGCTTTAAAATATCAGCTTCACGTTCTTGCAATGCTGATAGCTGCTGTCGCAATGTTTCAGTTTGAGTTTCACTTTGCAAATGTGCTACAGTCTCAACTGTTTCATACAAGTCTGGATTTTTTGCTTTAAACTCCTCAAGTTCTTCCAAAGTCTTTGGAGCTTGATATGCAGGAGCATTTTCAGTTGCCTCTGCTACTAGCTCTTGTTCTCTTTGTTTAAACTCAGAAATTTTACTATCGTAATGTTTCTTTAGATCGTCATACCTTTTCTTATAATTAACATCTTTAGAACTTTTAGCAGGGGGCTTTTCTGTTTCTTCTTCAGAAGGCGTAGCCTGTTGTTCAGGAGATGGTGCATAAAACAAACCATCAGCACTTTCCGTTCTTGGTCTATCAGGAGTGTGCCATGATTTCTTTGCATTATAAGGATTAGGTGCTTTTTCCTCCACAGGATTAGTTTGTACTTCAGTCATTATACTTCCTCCACGGGGCTTGTAAGTTTTAAAAGGTAGCCATTACAATGAATTATTTGTACGGATAATTCACAATGGTGCTTTTACTTCAAGGTAGCCGTTATCGTTGTCGAATATTAAGACTAGGCATCTGATTAGCAGTCATCATTACTTTATTCATGTCGTCTTCTATATCAGTGTCTTCGTCTTTTCTCATTAAACCACCATCATAAGCACGTTCAGCTTCGTCCATCATTGTCTGAAGTCTGTCTGCGCCTATTTGATCAGTGGCTTTTCTAGTCATCACAAATTCACCGTCAGATAATCTGGCAGGTATTGAATCTGAGACTCCTGTTCCCGGTCCTGCAACTTCGCCAGAACCAGTAAACTCAGAAGCCGTATCTACAACTTTGTCAAAAATCATACTAAGTTGAGGATCGCCTTCTAAAGCATTCATTAAATACATTTGTTCTTCTTGATCTAAAGCTTCATTCATTACATAAGCTATATATTCATCTTCCATTTGTTCATCTGGAAGTTGTGAAGCTTGTGCTGCTGCCATTTCTTCTGGCGGTATATTAGGGTAAGTATCTACTGGAACTTCACCACCCTCTTGAAATACACCACGCCCTTTAAG